CACAAAGTCCAGCATTTGATATATCCATTGATTGAATCTCTTCAATTAATTTTTGTCTTTTCTTTTCTAAGTCTTCTACTTTCTGTATTGAATAGTAATTTGTTCCCATATTATATGTCTTTAAATTGATTTAAATCTACATCTGGATTCTCATCCAGGTATTCCTGGAATTGATATAGTTTATTTAATTCTCTGTAGTTATCTTCCATCCATTCGAATGTTTCTCTTGTTTTTCTAAGAACTTCGTCAATCGGATTTTGTGGATAACCTGATTCATCCTTTTCTGCAATAACATCTCTTGGTGTTGATACCGCAAGGGCAATTAATTCTCCTTTGGCAGATTGAATATAATCTTCTAGTTCTTTAACTTTTTCATCTAATTCCCATCGACTTTCAAAAATTTGTCTATTTAAGTAGATGTCTGTTGTAAATGTTGTTCCGTATCCCATAGTATTACCCTTTTTCAATTATTAATACAAATATAATAACTTTTAATGTAATTTACAATAGGTGGAGTACTTTTTTTTTAGTTAGTGAAATCTCTTCTGATTTGTTTTCTGGTTAATTCACCTTTACCTGTAGGCATAACACCTGGTTTGTAGTGTTTGTAGAATCTAGCTTTACAAGCTGATAAACCAAGTAAAATTACTGAGATAAAGATTACTTTACCAATATGTTTTTTGTTCATTTAAGTTAGTGTTTAACATTGTTATTTTAAATTATTATTTATTAATTTTTAAATTTTTAATTAACCTATATATTTCCCTCATACCTTTGAACGTACCTAATTCATACATGTCCTCAGCATCTGGTAAAACAGCTATTTTCTTTTTTTGTTCCATTAGTTTTTGCTCAACTAATTTTAATATATCATCTAGTTCCATTTTCATGATACGAATTTTTAGTGACCCAACACCTATAAGCAATTAATAATTTTTGCCAAGTTTTTAAATTATATACATTAACCCTTCTCTTAGCTAAACTAGGTAATATTAGTTTATTTATTTTTGCTAAGATTTTAAAAAAAGTTATCTTAACCATAATTTATTTAAATTGTATTAATTTTACACCACAATCCTTATATGATTTTTCTGGTGACTTAAACTTACCATCTTTCTGATGCTTCCTTAGACTACTATTTTCAGTTTTGGTAACCCAGTTCCAAACACCATATGTATTATAGTATATTTCTTTTAACTCATCAACACTTTTTGGTGGGTTAATAAATAATTCCTTAGATGACATTTTCCTAGGGTACTGATGTTCTTTAACTCTTAGTCCTTTGTCAACCTCACTAGCGTTCTCAGATATCATTCCAGAGAAGCTGTCCTTATTCGTTGGTAGGTAGAATATAGTGGCACCCAATATTGTCTCAATAAATGCCTTCTCATACTCATTTGACTCTAGCCAAGTCGGTCTTAGTTTTTTTATTAACTCAAACGCTACTTTAAACTTTGATTCTATTTTATCAGCTCTACCCATTTAAAATTAATCATGATTATTATAATATTCATAGGATGAAATTATCCCATCCCTACCATCAATAAATTCTTTTTCCTTTTCTCTTTGTTTTGATAATTTTATTGAGGTTTTATTTACCTCTCTATTATAGATAAATTTGTCTTCAGTTTCTTCTAATGTATTGTAATAATATGTTTCATAACCTGGAGGTGTTTCCATGTACATTGTAACATAAGCCATATATCCAACAGAACCATCATCCTGACTACCAGAATATTCTTGTATATTTACAGGTGTAGTCATTTTATAACCTAACCTTTCTGCGTTATTAATATATTTTTCTAATATTATTAAAGCTCTTTCTGGGTCACCACTTTTACCCCAGTCGTCATCCTTAAAATCAAAACTCTTAATCATTTTAAACATAATACTTAATTTTAATCATTTGTAATAACCAAATATAAGTAAAATAAATAATAAAAACAAATTTATTTCAAATTAGTACTCTCAAATATCTTATTTGCTGATGCAGCGACAAAACCACCAAAGAGTTCTCCATTATCTAATGGGAATCTATAAGCAAACTCATAGAAACAAGATGGTACTGAATATTCTCCTTCAATAAAGGTATAAATCTTTTTATCTGCCATTGTTGATGATTGCTCTAAATAAACATCTGGACCACCCTTGATTAAACCACCAGATGTATTAAGTCTATAATTTGCTTCTAATAAAGAAGTATTTACCTCTTCTAACGAATTATATCCTTTTAACTTGTTTACATCAACAGTGAAGTGATTAGCAACATACCCATACAAATAAAACCAAGCAGCATACTCACTTTCTTCTACTAATTTATTATAGGTTTCATAAGATGGTGTGTCCCATAACCTACCACCAGTTAAGAAACTCAATTCATCTAATTCATCAAAGATAATATCATCGATGATTGATTTCATAGTTTGTTGTAATTCCTCACTAAACTCTTCTACTAGTAACTGACTAATAAAAACTTTTGGATGATTTTCCGTTGGGTGGTAAAAATGCTTTGCATATAACTTCTTTTCTGTGAAGTGATACTCTCCTCCTTCTACGTATCCTAATTCTAATAATGATTGGGAAATTTTTTCAATGTTTACCCTTTCGTTATTTAAGGTTCTAAAAGCAACATGGTCGTTTACCACTTCTTCACCTTTTTCATTAAATAATTGTTTGATTTTTTCTGCTGAGGGGGTAATTGAAGAATATTTACCCCACATATTAGTGAATAATTCACCAATCTTAAAACTTTGTGTCATCTAAATTAATTCTTGTTGTCTAATTTATCTTTTATTTTTTGTAAACTATCTAGGCCACCTAAAGCAAATGTTGCTCTACCACCATAGTTTTCTTTTTTAGGTTTTGGAGTTTCTTTTTTTGTATCCATTTTTCTTTTTTTATTCGGTTTATTCTTTTTGAAATCTTTTAGCAACCAACCAATATGTTTGTCACCACTACTTAATTTACTTGTAAGCCAAGACTCAAAAATTTTATATGCACTAGCACACATAAAGGTGTTTGTTTTTTCACCCTGTATAGCTATTACTTTACTACCAATCAACTCTTTAAGTTTCTCGTTTATTTCAATATCATCATTTAACATGTTATGAATATAACCAAAAAACTCATCTTTCATAGATGAATCTTCAAAACCATCTAATACCTGGTTTACTGAAGATAAGTCATCATTACACAAAACACATTTAAACTCACCTTTTGGTTTGACAAATACTGGTTCAACTTTTTCATTTGGGAAATATGCCCTAACTAAATGGTTAAAGAAATTTCTAGCTTTTTTGTTATTATATAAATCCTCTATTGTTTTTAAAATTCCGTCTTTAGTCATAATATTTTTTTTTAACCCAATAATTCTTTAGTTATTTTAGCTGCTAACTTACCGTCATACTGACCGTCAAACTCGCTTTTAAGGAAACTCATAACTTTACCCATTTCTTTTGGTGATGATATGTTATTTTTTTCAATAACACCTTTTATTATTGTTGAAAGCTTTTCTTCATTTAATTGTATTGGTAAATATTCGTTGATAATGTTTAACTCATATTCAGTTAAAGAATTAGTTGCTTCAGCATTCTTTATCATAGATTTTAATTTACCAATAACGTAAGAGTCTTCAGGTGTTTTACTTTCTTTGGACACTTCTGATTTTATAACACCCAAAAAGTTTTTTCTTTTCATATCTTTGACTTTGTATGCAGCCATAAAGTCACCACTTATTTTTTCTATTAAACTCATACTATTTTAGTTTTAAATAATAATGGTAACCAACGTTACCATCAATACCATAAAAAGACCACTTAATTTCACCCCTTTGGATTCTTTCACCCATTTCTTTAAATTTACTTGCTTGCGAATTTTCACTAATTCTAACATAGTCTGGACTCTTACTTTTAGGAGTTCTTTTTGTTGTCTTTTTATTTGTTGTAGTTTTTTTCTTTGTAGTTGTTTTAGCTTTTGGTTTACTAGTTTTCTTGGTTGGTGCTTTTTTTACCCCACCACTACTCTTAGTTCTACCACCAGTTTTATTATTTTTATTAGCCATAACAACCTAAAAACCTTTTTATATAAATATGTTAATACATTAGATAATTCAAACCATTACATATTTGAATCCAAATATACCGAATTTTTATGCTCAAGTAAAGCATTATTTAGTTCTGTATAACCCAAAAAGTCTTCAAATTTTTCAAAGTATCTATTAATATACATCGTTGTTGACTTACAGTGTTCTTTAGTAGTGCAGCTTTGGATTATTTTAAACCCTTTATTCTTGGCTTCAATTTGTTTTAGTATACCCATCTTTCTCTTTTAGTGTCGTAAACGTTATTAAATAATTATCATCTTCATCATAATCATATGAATCAATAATTTCAAATCTATCTTTGTCTATTTCTGGGAAAAATGTGTCACCATCAATAATACTTTTTCCGTTTCTAGGTGTAACCCAAGTCATGTATAGCTTATCGATTGGTAGTTCCATACATTGTTTATAAACACTTGCACCACCAATAACAAAGACATCCTTTTCTTTAAACGTTGTTGCTGATTCTAGTGCTGAAGTTAAGTCGTTATAAACAAATAACCCAAAATCTCTTTTAATTGATTTAGAACCATTTCTAGTCACAACAAAATTAGCCCTTCTAGGTAATGGTTTACCTATGGATTCATAAGTATTTCTACCCATAACAACTATCTGGTTTGTTGTCCTAGCCTTAAAGTATTTTAAGTCTATTGGTATGTGCCATGGCATAACACCGTCTTTACCTATAACTCTATTATCAGTACCACAAGCAACTATTAAATTTATTTTCCTAATCATTTTAATTTTTTAAAGTTTAATGATATCTAAAATGTCTTTCGATTTACTACACATCTCGTAATCTTCTAGATATTCAAAATGTTGTATAGCGTCAACTAATGTGTCAACCCACATGTGGTCATGTAGGTTTAAATATAATTCATCACCACTATCAACTAATCTAAATAGTGTTATATTATGCATGTTGTTATTATAACCAACCTCAATCATCTCAACAGCTCTTCTAAAAAATACGTCATTTGTTTCCAAAGAATATTTATCTAAGTCATCCAAACTAAATGGGTATATTGGGATGTCTGACATGTTACCTTAAATTAAATTCTCTACTTACTTCACCGTTATTCCATAATATTAAAATAGGTCCACTATAATACTCGTTAATATCTTGACCTATTAAATTAGTTTTCCTAACTATATACTCTCTCCTACCAATCATTTTAATAATTACACTTATAGGGTTAAATATTTCAAATTGTCTATCGTAATCAACTTGAGTTAGTCTGTAATAATTATAACCATTTATTGGTTTTGTATGTGTGGTGTTGTATGTAATCAAATCTGATGTTGTACCAGCACCAAGAATATTATCAATTTCTTCCCAAACATAACCATCAATACTATGTTCAACTACAAAGTAATCGTTGTTTAATTGAGATGCTACCACCCATTCTAACTCAACATGTGATTCATCATTTAAATCTCCTTCAAATGAAGTTAATGTTATCGGCAAAGCACCACCAGAAGAACTACCAATACTGAATTTAACATTAGGTCTAGTGCTGGACCTTGAACCTGTAGTTGTTGGATAGCTACCATCTTGATACTCATATGCAGACCTTCTAGTTGAAGATGTATAATCAAATTCTGGATATGAGAATGAATAGCTACCATCTCTGTTTTCAACCTTAATTAGTAAATTGTCTGTATTGTTATAAGAAAAAGCCGTTGATAGGGTTATTTCTTCCCAACCTGGTGACCAATCAATACTTCCATCATAAACTAAAGTCCAATCACTCGTTGCGTAGTTACTATTAAAATCCTCTTGCACTGATGAACTAGGAAATTGACTATAGGTTGTATGAGCCATATAAATTTTTTGGTTAGTCATAACATATGATGAAGGACTACTAGCATCAACATAAAAACTAATAGATTCTATGTCACCACTATTTGCAATTTCACTTTGTAGATAAATCATTCCAGACCAACTATATTCAAATAAACCATATGAGGGAACTAAACCACTTTCAGATGTTCCTGTACCAATAGTTATTTCGGTGCTACCACCTCCTCCACCTCCACCAGAGGATTCGGTAACCAATATATTATCAAAACTAGCACCATAATCGTATTTACCATAATAGTGAAATCTAAGTGTGTAGTTATCTGAAGTAGAGTTACTACCTGTTAAATCAACACTCCCACTAAAGCTACCATCCGTATCTAAAGTTACATAAACTAAATCATTACCTACTTGACTACCATCAGTATCATTATATAAATAAACCTCAAAATAATCTTCTGAGTAGTGGTCAAACAAATAATCAAATGAAATTGATATTGTGGTTTCACTAGGTGAAAATTGTTTGGTTATAAAAACATTATCTTGTGTACAACTGCTACCATACCACTCAATAGCCGCAAAGTTACCAGCACATGAACTGCACTCTTCATTATGTGAAGTTGTTATTTCCCAAGTTTCAGAAATACAGTTATTTACAATTTGATAATTTGAAGAGGTGCTGCTTGTCTGAGTTACATATCCTGTACTCATAGATGAAAAGTCCTCATTCAATAGGGTTGTTTGTGAAATAACATTGGTTGTTAAGAATAACATACACAATGTTACTATGAAATTTTTTACGTTATTTATATTTCTCATAAAACTATTTTTTATGGTTAGATACAAACAAATATACTAAATATTTTTTAAAAAAACAAATTTACTTTTTAATGTTTAAGTTCTAACAGAAGTCTTGCCTCTTTCTTTTGAATTGATTTCCTTTTGTTTTATATCTAATCTAAATAAATTTCTAAAACACCACATGGCACCGATAACACATATAATTAATAACATATATATTGTTGTTAGTGAACCACTATTATTTAAGGTAATGTGTAAATCATATATTCCGTGTAATATTGTTGCGCTAATTAGCCCAACAAACATAAATACTTTCCTCTTTAATTTACTATTCTTGTATAATAGTAAATCGACTATTGACCTATTCTTAAGTCTTGTTTTAAGTCTACCAAAACTAACCCAATAACCCATAAACAACCCAAACACTAAATGACCTACCAAAGCTGTAACTGAACGTAATGCTATCACATATCCAGGGTCTGAAGAACTCGTAACATATTTGATATTTTCAAGTATTGCAAAACCTAAAGAAACCATAGATACATAGAACATTGTTGCTAATGGATTTGGTTTTTCTTTATCGGTTGTTTTATTATTCTTTTCTAATATTAGAAAAGCTATTAATTTAGAAGCTTCTTCTAATAAACCAACAACTATAAAAAACTTATAGTGTAGATTGGATAACGGATTTATGAGTGGGTTGAATAATTCATTATGTGAATTACCTATCCACGGAAATACTTGGTTTATAACTATAAAAACACCAACAGATAAAAAACCACCTATTAAGTAGTATAAAGCTTTTATTGGGTCAATTATTTTATAAGGTAAACTTACATATATCAAACCAGAATAAAGTATTGCTGGTAAAAAAGATAAGATTGTTATTGTTAAAAAATTCATCATTTATCATTTCAATCACTGTTATTTATAAAATTATCTAGTAAATATTTCACACACATTTTTGCAGTCTCTTCACTAGAAAAATAATTATTATCTTCACCTAACTTTATTAATGTACCCAAACCATTACATATCGTAACCATATCATCCATTACCATTTTTTTTATTCCTTCAACAGATGATGATATTTCTTCAATATTAAAATCTTCTGGTTTGCTTATCATAACTGGATTACCTTCTCTCTCAGTATCCACATCAATTATTAATTTATTTTTCATATGTACAATATAACATTTTAATTACTAAAATCAAGTCATTTACAATTTATTTAATTGGTCCATCTTTTTAACTTGATTCTTTTTTCTTTAAAGTTTTAATTTTATAGCAACATTTAACTTTTAACGTAAAGACATTTAAACACACCATCAGATAATCTAATATCTTTTAGTATTTGAAAGTCATTTAACACATAACCGTCAATTATAGTTTTAAGTGTTGTTACATCAGTAATAACATTCTCAATTACCACAATATATGATTTAACATTATTCTCACCACAAATAACTACACTACCGTAATTATTTAATTCATTTTCTAGAGTTTGGTTATCTATTCCCATAATTAATATTTTAATTTAAAGTTAGGTCTATATGATTGGTCTTTAGTACCATATCCAGTTGGGTATGAATTGTCTTGATATTTAAACCAAGAATCATAATAAGTGTTATCAAAATGACATTCAGCCCATCCAAATCCTGAACCCCAATCACTATCTCTATTTTCCCAAATGATTAATAGACTATCATTTCCGTTATATTCGAAATTAGTGTCAAAATCTATTGTTTGATATCCTGAATTATTTATTGTCCAATTAAAACCAGTCTTAACTGAAGTTAAATTAGCCACCCCATTAATATTTGTTAAATCTACTTTAACATTATCACCAAACTCTAAATCACTTATATGAGCTAATTTTATTGTTTGATTATTGTATGTATACCCATTAGTATACCCACCAACTTCTATTTCTAAACCATGTAGTAATTTAGAACCAGAACCTAACTCTGAAGCTCTTATTATAAACATAGAGTGTGAATAATCATAATAACCATACGCTGGATATCTTTCTTGGTTGCTATCACCTTCTGGTGAAGTCCAAACTAAATTCTGTATTGTAGGTGTTGATGGTGTTGTACCTGAAGTAGTACCCGTAGATGTTGTACCTGAAGTAGTACCGCTACTAGGGTTATTACTTATTGATGAACCTATCTCAATAACCTCATAATTACCAGAACCACCTTTTAGTGTAAATAACTTACCATCAGCAATATTCAACATCAACTCACCAGGTAATAAATCACTTACTGAAGGAGTTACACCAGTTTGTTCTGATGATTTAACTAGGAACTTCATATATCTATTACTACCACTGTAAGCTGTTTCTCCATTTAATGTACCACCATTTATAATATCTTTTTCTTTAATTACTCTAACACCATCCATTGATGTTGTTGATGTGTTTTGTAATACAATATCATTTAATTCAGTAACAAAACCTAAATTCGTATATCCACTACCGTTGGTGTATTCACTTATATTTAAATTACTATCAGTTAACGTGTTAAGGGAACCTATTCTGAATGTAACATCATTACCTAAAGCATCACCATCTTGTATAGTTAATCCACCACCAATACCCTTATTGGATGTGTTACCACTAAGTTGGTAATTTAATACTACATTATTATCTTCAATATTTAACTCACCTAACCTATTAAGGTAATAAGGCATCTTGTCAATATCTTGAATTTGTGAAAGAAATAATTTCATAATATATTTTATTATATAAATATTATAAAAATAGAATAAGTTAGTTACTTTTCCATAACATTTGTATTGCTAGAATACAAACACAAAGAAGTATACATATTGTGGTTTTTAATGTTATCGGCTCATCATTGAAATATGATGTTAAAAAAGCAAAAGATATTATACCTAAACAGAAACCTATGATTCGTGATGGCCACATAACTCCACCAGTACCTAAGACAACATAATCAACACCCTTAATAAACATAAAGGAGATTGGGATGGCCATTATATATGGAAACCAACTCGCTCTATCCTTAAACCATTCTATCTTAACTGGTGCATATATTTGAAACCAAACTAATAATTGTGATATAAATAAAAATGCAGAACCAATACCTATTTTAATAAAATCCATAATATTTTTTTTACAAATATACCATAAATGTATCTTAAAAACATAATAAAAAACCCCAAGCATAAAAACATGCGTTTGGGGTTTTTATTTATTTAATTATTTGTCATTTTCCAAACATATTTTTCAACTTAATTAACTTTAAGTTTTTAAAAAATGCAGAAACTTCATACCATTCTTGACTAGCCATAGTTTTGATTATACTATCGAGTAAGTCAATTTCAGTTTCTGGTGAAAAACCATTTTCATAGACCTGGTACTCAAACCAAATCAATAAAGCCCTTATCTTTTTGTTAATCATTTCATCTTCGTGAAATGTATTACCATTATATTTGTTAATATCAAACCCCATATAATATAAATATCTGTGGGAATGGATTAGTTGGCTATTCTTCTAAATCTAAATTGTCTTTTTCTTCTAAATCTTTAATTTTATCCCTAAGAATAACAGCGTCTTCGTATCTTTCTTCATTTACAGCCATATCAAGCTTTTGTTGTAAATATAATTTATCCTCAACTTCATATATGTTTTCAACATCAAAAGGTGTTGTAATCATATTAACTTTTATAACTGTACCACCATTTACATACCAAACCATTTTTTCAAAAACATAACCATCCTCCTCGTATCTTTCAGTTTCATCTGGTTCACCTAAATCTTTTTCGTAAATACTATTTTGTGTATCTTCCGTTACAACGTGAAAACTATTTAATTTGTCAATTAAATCGTCTATAGGTTGCATGTCTTGCTCTTCATCAAAAGATTCCAACCTTTTTTTCTTACCAAAAAACTTATTAAATAACGAATCAAAATCTTCTCTCATATTAAACTTTCTTTTAATTGATTTTATTATGTTATTTAATATTTCAAAAATTTTACCAAACACCTCTTACAGACAATTTTACAGGTTTCGTTATTGTTAACATGACAAACTTATCATATTACTTATAAATATATGACAAAAACATATTAAGTCAAATAAGTAATAATAAAATAATGGTTTATAATAAGATAATCTTAACCATTCAAGCATAAACCTTAGCAACAAATAACGTGTAAATTTATTTATAAGTTGTTTTTAATTTAATACCTAAGATTATTCATATACATAAACATCAAAAGACTTACCATCAGTAGACATGTTTTCATTATATATCTCTTCACCATCGTATTTGAAATCAGTAACTATTGTATACTCACCATCGTCTTCTACTTCTACACCAGTTAAATTGAATGTAAATAGTTTTTCATCAAAGTCACCATCGATTTCTATCTCTGTTTGGAATGTTAATCCTTTATCTTCAGTTCTACCTAAGAGTATGGCGTCTTCTTCAACTTCGTGATATTCTTCAACATATTCCGCTTCATCATAATTAACTAACTCCCCAAAGGGTTTACTAAATACTTCCTCACCAGTCTCTAAATCAGTAAGAACTATCTTGCTATCTAGTGGTATTGGTCCGTAGCTGTGGAATATGTTATCATATTCATACCAATCAGTAAGTGTGTCAGAAACATCGTACTCCCAAACATCATAAAACAACTCAGATGTGTCATCTAACTCATTTTCTTCAATAGCATTGTTTATTGCATCTAGAGTTTCACTGTCTATGGTCCCAACCACTATTTCTGAACCCCAACCAAAAATTTCAATTTTATATTTTTTCATATACTTTAATTTTATTATAAACAAATATAATTTTTTTTTCTTATAAAAACAATTTATAACAAAAAAAAATGGGTAGTTTTTTAACTACCCATATATTTTATCATATTTTAAAAATTAAACATCTAGTTTTTTCTGATTAACTAAATTTATTTGATAATTTGCTGGTAACTTAATAGTTTTAGCTTTTTCATTATTAATAAATTTAGCCCAAGCATATGTTAAATTTTTTAATAACTCTTCGTTAGTTAATTTATATGTCTTGTCAACCTTAGACTTAATAATTTTATTTCTAAGCGCTGTTACTGGTGAATCTGAACTTAAATTAATACCTTGACACAACATCTTTAAAAATTCTTCAGCTTTTTCTGGATTAATTTCAGTTAATAAGAAATGAAAGCCGCTAACAAGTGTTGGTGTTATAATGTTAGAGTTGTTTTTTCTAACAGTGTTATAAAACTGGTAAGACTTATAAACTTTATCCTCACCTAATTCATAATAATAATCAATTAATTCACTATTACTAAGTGTTCTGTGATGATGTCTATTAGCACTATATTTACCATGTTTAAATGCAAATATAAATTTAATCACAGCTGAAATATGTGTAGAATTAGCAACACCTTCAATACTTAATACGTCAGAACCAGACCTAAGTGCTCCAGTGTCAATAGTTTTAAATGCTTCTAAACTTAGATTTGTAATCGTAAGGATTTGTAATGGAATACCAGTCTTAACAATTGCTGCTAACCTGTGTTGCCCATTATTAGTGTTACCATTAATATCAAAACCAATTGTCTCACCATTCATAATCCAATTTTCATTCTCAATTTCTTTAGTTAAAAAATTGATATTATTTTTGTTTTGCTTTCTATTTCTATCATTATGGTCTTCTAGAATTTTGGCTGCTAATGATGGTGTGTAATTAACTAACATAATTTTAGTTAATGTACCCCCATAAGGCATGATAGTTGTTGGTGTTCCTTCCGCCTTGAATGATTCTAAATACGTTTCTAACGTGTCTAATTTTCTACTCACGTTTCTCTTTTTCTCTACTTGTGCTTTTGTTGTAAACATTTTCTTAAAATTTTAAATTAATAATTAAGACAAATATAAGAAGCTTTTTTAAATTATACAAGTAAAAAATAAAGTTTTTAGTTATAAAAATTTTTATTTTAGTGTAACCTAGTGTTAATCAGTTAGTTATGCTTAAAATTAATTGTAACTCGGACAAAAAAAATGGGTAGTTAAAAAACCACCCATCTTTTGTGGAGAATATCGGAGTCGAACCGATGACCTTCTGCGTGCACCTAAATATCTAATAACCCAGCATGATGTGCAGCATGACAATTCTTACATAATAATATACACCCCTCAATTTCTTTATCTATCCTTTCTAATGACCAACCTCTCAATGATGAGAAATTAGAATCTTTTTTATTTGGGTCTAGATGATGGATATCTAATGAAGGGTTGTATTTATTGTATCCACAAGATTTACATTCACCCCCAAGTTGTTTAATGGCGTATTCCCTCTTCTCTTTACCAAGCTTAATCACTCTTTTATTGTGACATTTAGCACAAACTTGTTTATCGTTCCCATAAAAATTTTCTGGATTGTCTTCACCACATTGGTAGCAGTAATGGGTTTTATCTCTGGGTTTCTTTAGGTATCTGGTTGATAGTCCATATTTTTTTAACCAGTGTCTTACCGTTGTTTGTGATTTTCCAACCTTCTCAGCAATTTCTCTCTGAGAAAGTTTATTTTCTATCATTTCTATTAATACTTCTTTATCCATATTAATAAATATGACTCAGTTCTCTAAATAACAATTGTTTAGAGAAAAAAGTTGTGGAGCTACCCAGATTCGAACTGGGGACTGTTGCGTGCAAGGCAACTGTGTTAACCAACTATACCATAGCCCCATAAAGAGTCTAGCCAACTGAGCTAATTCCCCTTAATTAAGAATATTATTTATCTGAAGATTCAGATTTTTTATTCTTATCTACTATTGACCATATACCACCAATAACAGCGATTAAACTACCAGACAATTCTGCCCATTCTGTAGCGTCAACAGTTCCTTTCATAATTAACATACCACCAATGAAGGTTAAACTATGTCTTACGATTCCTAATACTTGTTCTAATGTCATAATAATTTGTTTTTATATAAATACTGTTATAAAACTTAAAGTTTAATTTTTAGTACCATACATACCTGGTTTTGGTCCACCTCTTTTAATATCGTTTAATAAATTCTGTTGCCTAGGTGTTAAATAAATTTTTTCACCACCGATAGAAATCCATTGATTTAATATCTTTTTAGCAGTTTTGTTTGTTGTATTATTAAGCAATTGTTTAAGATAATTAATAGAAACCATCTTATTTTCACCAGTATTTTCCCTTAACAATTTTTTTATTAAGTCTTTCATCCTTGTATTTTATTTAATTTATTTAATCCACTACCAAATAAATTAGCTTCCTTTTCTCTTCTATCTTTCAATCCAGGAAATTTCCTAAAAGACCTTTTACTAGTCTTCTTTATTTCATCTTTAGCTTCTTTATATTTACCTTTCTTAACTAATTGTATAAAATCAGAATTTCTGAAACCGCTCCTACCCATGTTAAACGCCATTGAGACCATAGCATCGTACATATCTTGGTTAATATTATATTCAACACCCTTATTGTCCCAGGTTGACAGTACATCGTTAATCGCATCCTCAGCTCTTTTTATGTCAGATTTGAGTAATTGTTCAGCTTCTTGTCTCGTTATTATTTGTCCTGGTTTATATTTTGATTTTCTAGTTCTTTCAGCGTGACCCCAACCAACTGTTACCATTCTGTCACCAAGTTTATAAGCTTTAAGTGCTGGTTCACCCTTGTTCTTTAGGCTACCCTCTTCGTATTTTATAAAATTTATTAAACTGTCTGACACCGAGCTTGGTGTTTTTATTTCTACCTCTTTAGTGGTTGGTTGTTTATTATTCTTTACTGATATTAATATTTCATCTTTTATTTCTGGTGCATTTGCACTCAACATATTTGATACGGAAGATATAGATAATAAACCTATAAGCCCCGTAACTATATATCTAACCATTTTAATTCGTATGTATTTAGGTAAGTTTGTTATTTTTTGTAACAGAGTATTTAAGAATAACTCCGCTTGTCTAGGTGTTTTAACATCACTTTTAGCTCTGTCAAACCTTTCTTTAGCTATATCCCATTCAAATGTTATAGGACCTTCATCTTCAAACAAAACCAATAACTCATTTAATTCATTTTCATATGATTTAATTAATAGAGCTTCGTTAAGTAATATTTTTATTGATTGACTCATTACTTTTTATCAGTCGTGGGGTTGTATCGCATTCTTATTATTCTAGATAGTATTTTAAAAAGGTCTTCCTTACTCCTTTTTTCTCTTCTAGTTATGTAACTGTTTATTAATTGGGCAATTTTCAAATCCTTAGTCCTACCCATCTGGAATTTATAATTTATAACATCATACATATTCATGAAATAATGGTCATTGTATTTGGTTGCCCTATTTAATATGTTTCTGGTATCATCAACTTTTGTGTTAGCATATTCACCACCAGCTCTTTGTGGTGCCCATTCGTCAAAAGCCTCAATATCCATTTTAGTTAACCCTAACTCATTAGGTCTAAATATTTTTTTACTGAAGTTACTTTCAAAAACATCCATATCAACTTTACCCGATACGTTCTTTTTTAAATTGTCCCAGTCATCTTTACCAGGTATTACAATATCTAAATCACCAGGCTCGGTAGGTGTTTTAGGGGCTTTAGGCCCATATTCTTTATCCATTTTTTCTGTAAGGTCATTGACAAAATCAACCAATCCTGGATAAAGATATAATCTTGCTGAACCAGCAATAAAGTATTTTTTTTCACTCGAATCAATACCAAAATTACTGAATACAACTCTTTCTGCTTCTTGTATTAACGCGTCTAATTTTGCATTACCCTCTTCAAGTAATACTGTTTCATTAAGGGCTTCTTCTAACTTATCCCAAGCATCCTTAATAAACATTTCTTCATATATTTCAGATAACTTCATATTTTTTAAGTTTCTTAATCGAGTTTTCGTTATACTGAGATTCTATTGTTAGTCTTTTAAAACCGAAAATCATCTCTAGTGGGCTAGGACCTTTCATAAATAGAAAGTTATATGCTGACCACTCACATTTTAAGTAATAATGTTCATCTTCTAGAACATCAATTACTGGATAACCATGGTCATCAATGTATTTCCAGTCGTAATCATTACAAATTTTACTCACTCTCTTTATAAATATCAAGTATTCTACAATTCTAGTTATTAATACTATTAAAATAAAAACTACTATAAAACCAAATGTTGTCATAACTATAAATATTAATTAATTACTATAAAACAAATATAAGGATAATATTAATAAAAACAAAAATTTTCATTTACTAATTTATAATATAGTGTATAATTAAGTATGAAAAAAGGTTTTGTATATTTAATAACTGATTGGTCTTCTAACCCAGAAAAATTTAAAGTGGGGGTAACAAAAAATAACCCAGAAGATAGGTTACGTTCATTGCAAACTGGTTCTTCTGGAGAGTTGGTTTTACTAAAGACTTATGAATCTGAAAATTATAGGAAAATTGAAGCAACTTTACATCGTGGTTATAAACCATATTCTACAGATGGAGGTAAAGAGTGGTTTGAGTTACCACCTATCGTTGCTTTAGATTTTTTTAATGAATGTAAACAGATAGATGATAACATTAAATACTTACAAGAAAGTGGTAACCCGTTTATTTAATTTACATATTAACAAACATCAGCTTCAAAACCACAATAACCATTTTTCTCAATACATTCTTTAATCTCATATCCTAATTTTAAATCAGCATAATCTTGTAAGATATTCTTTACAACATATTCATCAACTTCAACACCTTCATTGATGAAGTATTTCACTAAAATTTCGTAATTATATGAATCTCTTTCATCAAAAAATTTATCTAACATAGTTTTTTCATCACCCATAAATTTTTCAATCTCCCCAATCTTTTCAATAACTTTTGGTAAATGTTCTTCTTTAAAAGAATAACATAAAGGTGCACATTCCTCACCAAGCTCTTTTGATAATTCTTTGTCAACCTGACCTTTAACACCAAATCTATCTGCGGCATCACTTGATTGTACTCCAAACCAAAGTTCACCGCTTATGTCACCGTCATAATACCTTCCCATAACTTTTTTTTTATTTAAAATTTATAATTAATTAGCCAATTTAAAATCTTTTAGGAAATCACGCAAAAACACATTCTTTTCTCCACCAACCTTCAAAACCCATTGTTGGTAGTTTTTGTTGTTTTCTTCTTCCCACTTATCCATCTCTTCCTCTTTTGGTTTGTATTTTCTACCTTTATCTTTCCATGGATAAGGTATTTTAACATAGTCTGGGTATAACTCTTTATTAAACACCCTTTCATCAACTAAAAAAACAACAGCTGTAAGTGTGTTATTTAAATCTGGTTCTTTAAATTCGCTAAATAAAATAGCATTGTCTCTTAAGTCATCTCTATGTTGTTGTAAAGTGCCATAGTATTTAGATTCACTATCTTCATTTGTTGTACCTCCATTAAGTATAATAAATGTTTTGTCTTTTCTAGCCCATTTGTTATATAGTTCTTCTATGTCTCCAGAACCTATAACATTTTGACTATATTCAACAACAGCATGACCATACTGTATTCCAGATTGTATAGGAGATATATTGTATGGTACTAAACCATACATTCTATACTCCAAATACTTATCTGTTTTTCTGGGTGTGGAATTTGATTTAACTTCTTTCATACCTAACCATTCCAAAAAAAAGTCTTTATCAACTCCTTTTTCATAATACCATTCCTCTTCAAAATGTTTTAAATCTAATATTCTTATATTAGCTTCTAAACACCAATCGTACCCAGTTTTTAACATATTTTAAATTTTAAAAATGTCTTGTATCTTCTACAAAAAGATTTTTATTTTTTAATATCCAATCAATAAAAGGTTTTTGCATCCCAGCTGGCAATGGAAATCCTCCCATATAAACAACATCTGCAACAATATGAAACTCTTGACCATTTTTAAAGTCAAGAGTTTCATTTATCCCTGATATTTTAGTTTTTTTACCATTTTTTAAACGGTAAACTCTGTTTTCTATATTTACTCTACTCATATCTTATAATTAAAATGGGATGTCATCATCATTTGAATGGTCTGGTATGACAACCTTAATATTTTTAACCTTACCGTTAACCTTAATAGCATTACCAGTTAAATTAACATAATACTTATCGTTATATTCGTTACCCCTTATATTAAAACTAATAGTTGCTTCATCACCAATCTTAATATCTTCTAATAACTCAACTGAATCTTTAAGAAATTCAAACTTAACATCTTGTGGGTATTGGTCATCCGTTGTTATTACAATTTCTCTTTTCTTAAACCCCGAATCCCATGTTTGAGTTTCGTTGATAACCTTCACAGTTCCTTCCATTGTGTACATCATAATACTTTAATTTTTTTACAAATATAATTAATAAAACTTTAATAATCAACATTATTCATTATTTTTTACTTTTTCTTTTTTAATCCCTAGGTAAGTCCCTATACTTCCACCGATTAAAAACGCAGATATAGGTAATAATTCCCCATTTAATATTGAACTTATACCAACAGACATTGATATGAGCCATGAAAGACCAATACCGTTTCCACTTAGTATTGCTGGTATTAACTTTCTCTCTGAGATATAAATAACATTCACAGTTTTTAAATATATGAAAATTAATTGTGCTATTAAGACAATTAAAGAAGATAAATAAGGGTTGCTTAATATTATTTTAATCATTATAAAAAAGAATTATTTAATTTTTTATCATCTAAAGGAATACCTATAGATTCTGAAACCATATATAAATTTATTGAACTTAGATATGTAGACTTTTCTAAATTTTTAACACTTACTAGACTTGCTGAATCGTTGTATAATTTAAATTTATATTCATGACCCTTATCTAGCAAACAATCATTGAACGTGTGGTTATTATTTAAAATAGACCAAAATGACTCATCGTTGATACTGTTTTCTTTATTCGATTTACTCGCAAACCAACAACTATTAATATTATTCCAATAAACTCTAATCATAATTATAAATCTTCATCGTCCTCATCTTCAGTATCATTCAAGTCAAACCCCAAATCATTTTCAGTTGGGTTAGTCATGTCTTCCTTCATTTTCTCATACATTTTAATAATCTCATCCTCATCCATATCTCTTAAATCATTAAAAACTTGAGAATCTTTTGCTTCCATAACTTTTTTAGCTGAAAACATAGCACAC